TTGCAGAATCGCTCGTATAAATCGCCGTATCAAACGCTTTGTCGCCACCAGTCACCTCGTACTCTCGGTTGTTATAGTTAATCCTAACCAAAGAGACGATCTTGTCTGAAGCACTCTCTACAGTGAAGGCAAGCGTATCAGCCTCAAGCAATCGAGCCGCCATGTCTGGCTTCTCGGGAGTCAAAAGAGCGTAGCGAATCTCGAAGTTGTCAGAGAGCACAAGCGACCCAAACACGCTTCTATTGATCGCTGTAATCACGTCCCGGTAAACAGGCGCCTTCTTCTCGCTCACAGATCCAGGGATAGCTAAGCCCAGTTGCTGCGGAACTAGAGGACTTGAATCCGTAAACGAGCTCGCCTCTAGGCTTCCACCAAGACCCGCTATCGTTAACAGGTGACTCACCATCTGGGGCGCAGTCTTTACAAACACGCCCGTCGTAAGGCCGTCAACCGTGCTGCCAAGAGAGTTACAGGACAGAACCGTCCTCCCCTCGTCATACACCACTACGTCTCTTTGTTTGCCCGCTGACGTCGTCGTGTACGTTGCGGGCACCCTAAGCGTTAGGTTCAAATCGTCCTGAATAGAGAGAATCTCAAAGAACTCCCCCTGCCCGTCAGCTGCTATCCAGCCACCCACCTTCACGTCTGAGTTGAATTGAGTGCCAGTCCCAGTCACAGATCGTGATGCGTTTGTAAAATTTACAGTGCCTTTGACCGGGATAGATGGCGCCACGTTGAACTCAGCTAACTCGTCTAGGGTGATTGTGGCTTGAGCTGCCGAATAGGTATAGTCGCGCGTCCGGGTGAGAAGCCTATCGTTGATATAGACCGAATCAATAGCCGGCCTGATTACAAGATCCCCAGAATCAGGAAGCGACGAGAGATTCGTCTCAAAGTGCAGAGTCGTCGTAGTTACCGAGCGAATCACAATCTCTTCGCCGTCCACTAGCACCACGTCTCCAGCCACAAGCTCCGAGGTGTCGGCCACCAAGATGACATCGGGTCGTATGACTCCCGTTACCGTGGTCGATGGTTCTTTCAGTTGATGCCCCGCTACTAGGAACTGCCTATTGATGTAGCGCTTAGGATTGCTTGCTCGTGTCAGCTCAAACGTATCCCCTGCTTTGTCTGGGCCGATATAGGCCGTCGAGATAGTAAAAGCCGTGTCTGACGTAATCGTGGCTACTGAGTATTTCCTGGTGTCAGTTCCAAATCGAACCTCGTCTCGAATCGAAAGCTCTTTTAGGAACGTAGTGCCAACTCCCGTTACTGCGACAGCGCCGGTAGCTAGAGTGATTGTCCCAGTGAGCGGAAAGCCTGTAACGATCTGATCAATATTGGCTGGCCTGTGACCCTTCACGTATCCGTAGAGCCTTCGCTGTTTATACTGCTTCTGTGAATCAGGGATGCGCGCGCCTACGTAATCCGATAAATCAGCGACCGTTACCTTAGCCCTGAGCTCGTTAAAGATGTCTTTGATCTGAAACGATATCGACTCTAAAGACCACGATTTAGACTGTATTTTGCCTCGAAATAAGAGCTTCGCTTCAGCAATAGGTACAAGCGGCGACCAAGAGTAGACGGAGCATTCTTGATTCTCAAAATAGAGCTTGTCGTATTTGTCAGACCAAAAGCTCATGTCGTTGATGAACTGAACCGAGCCCTGCCCTTCGATAGCCGTACCGAGTAGCGCCTGGTTATCTAGCTCGCTTCCAAAATCAGACGTCCCTCGAAGTAGAGGCAGCCAGTGGACATCAAACCCAGTGCCAAGATCGTTTGGTAAATGTCTTCCGCCTTGCGAGAAAAAGAACCGAATTGTTGCGTGAACAAACGAGGCGTTCGGGTTCGACGAATCACTCATCCACACGTAGAGGACCTTGGCTTCGCGGTCGTTGAAGAAAGATCCCGCTACTACTTGAGCGAGCGTTTCAGCCTCTGTGAGAGCAACTCCAGCTGCTTTAACGCCCCCAGTAGAGGCAAGCACGTAATCAAAAAGAGGCAGCTGATAGATATTACCAACGTAAGAAGCAAAGCCGAGAAGGCGTTTGCCAGCTTGGGCAACAACCAGTCCTTCTTTTTCCGATGAACTGAGTTTCGTGAAATCGGAATATTCCACACTTAGAATCCGACCCTATGGATGCTGACAGAAGACGCTTCCTGGTTGGTGTCTCCGTTCACTAGCGCCGCACCGCCAGACGAGTTGGTTACCCTAATGTCAATAATGTCGCCTGGAATCAGGTGCATTAGTATTGAGCTAGTAATGTCTGCTCGGGAGATGCCTCCCGTCGACACCATGATTAGTTTGTAAGGCGATCCATTTTTGTAAATGGTGGCATCAAGAGATGCGTACCCAGTCGCAAACAGTAGCGATGGCGAGAATTGATACGTGCCGCTTGCGGGTGCAGTAAATCGCCCCGTGGCTGTGTTGAATGACCCGTGTGTATCAATTCCGCCGTTTCCAGACACGCTGTCGAATACAACGATGTCCGTGTTTGTGTCAGGAATCGACTGATCTGCCGTTAGTGTTGCGTGAACAGCCACGAGCTCATTTGCTGCAATCGCAGAAGGCCCGGACAGCCTCTCAAAAGACACCCAACTGGCTGCATCGATGGCGCCTGTTGTGGCGTCGGGTCGAACGTCAATCAGATCCCCAGGGCTTGCTTGAAATACAAGGCTTCCTGTTCCGACACCAGACGATGCGTCGCAATATGCAATCGCCTTAAGTGCGACGCCATTTACGTATACCGATTGAGATATGCCTCCGTTGACTTGGGATATCACCGTAGACACTCGGTAATATCCGCTCATGGGTGCAGTAAATCGGCCAGTAGATACGGAGTAAGTTCCGTGAGTGTCGAAGTCGCTTGTCGGAAAGATGACAATGTTGCCGGCCGTGGTGGATGCTACCGCTCCACTAGCCCTAGCTGCTAGCACACGCGTATCCGCAGCATCAGACATCTGAACAGCCGAGCCCCATCCAACGATTGGAATAAGCGCACTGAATGACCACTCAACGTCAGAGGCTGATAAACTATAATAAGTAGAGCTTATAGGACCGGCAACGGTCCCAAACACGGGCCCCGTTGCTGAGTCAGACACGATAGCCAGGTTGGTAGCATCGTAGGCCTGTACAATTCCAGAGCCAGCCGTTGTGCCGCTTCTTGCAATAGCTGCTCCAAGCGTAGCGTTATAGGCTGCCTCTCCCTGAACCTTAGTAAGGTCTATGCTGTATCCAGCAGGCAAAGGGAAAAGGTAGTTACCTGACCCGGCCGTACCCGCAGTGCTTTGTTGGAAGTCGTATCTGACCTCCATGCAGCCGCCAACACGCCTCCACTGCGCGTTATTTACAGGAGTGGTTCCAAGCGTTGGTGCAGTAGTCGTCGCTCCAATAGTTAGCGTGTATGACTGAAACGCAGTCACTACAGCGCCGTAGAGAGCTGACTGCGGCCCAACCTGAACGTTATCAATCTTGAGCACGTAAGCAGAGGCGGACGTCGTCGCTACGTGGAAAATAAGCCTGTACGAAAGAGACGAATTCGTCTGAAACGACGCCTGAAAGCTGTCGTTAGTCGTCGAGTTGAGCTTGAAATCTACCGGATAAATAAGCTGCGAGTTCGTGACGTCGTAGATAAACACACGAACATCGCTTGAAGACCCAGCAACAAACGTTCCTGAGCTAACCGTGTAATCAAAAGCAATCCGAAGGACTTTATTTACGTCAGCTCGATCGATCGTGAAATCGTAAGACACACCCTCGCCTTGGCGGTTCGCGGCGTCCTTAGTGAAGAGAAATGAGCTTAGCCCACGAAGCGGTGTTGTCGTTGTAGTCGTGAACGTGACCGTTGCAGATCCACCCGTGCCGTTAACTGGGACAACTCCCGCAGCATCTGCGTAGGTTGCCCAACCCACTGTGCCAGTCTCTGCGTCGGTTGAGGCGATGTAGTTAACGCCGCCTGCTCCGCCTGAGCCCGAACCTACCTCTGTCTCAACTCCGGCAGAGTTCTTTGTAAAAAGCTTCGAGTTTGAACTCTTGGCATAAAGCCTGAGAGCGCCAGCACTCGGAGTAGCAGGAGCAGATCCTTGCTCTGTAAATTCACCAAACGTGCTGAGCACAGGAGCCGCAAGCGTCTTTAGGGACAGCGTTTCCGAAAGCTCACGGGTTGCAACGGTGCTTGTCGCTGTTGGGAGAGTGACAACGGCTGCGTCGTTCTTAATCGTCTTTGCTTTTAACTGTCTATCAGTAGCCATTCATCACCCCTTAGATATCGTTCCGGAACATTTCAACCCAGTTCGTGCCATCCCAAACCAGGCCAATCACCGCATCAGCCACCAAGACACAAGGTCCGTTTAACGCAAGCCCAGTACCGTGCTCTAGAGTCAAAGTATTCGTGTCGTTTCGACCAATTAAAACTAGCTTCTGTCCAGCAAACGTACCGACAGTGATCTGTGGGTTGGCTGTGATGTTGATCGGACCGCCAGAACCCTGAACGTACTGAATCTCGCTTTGAGCCGAGACGGATGCAGTGATTCCACCAGCTGCCGTGATGCTGTTAGGAGACGCTCGCGAAGCAGAGATAACGTCTTTAACGATGTTGACCCATCCGTCGCCAGTCCTGAAGTAGCGGATGTTGTTCGTTGTCGTGTTGTAATAAATGTCGCCAGCTGCTCCGCCTGAGCCCTTGTCTGCCTCAAATGCTGCGTCGCTTGCGAACGCATTAAATACGCTTACTGACCCGGTCGATGGGGCAACTCCACTCTCAAACAGGTCTGCAAAATCTAAAACTCTCATCTCATGCCCCCTTGAACACTTGCTTGAATTCCCAAATTTCCATGTCGAGAGGTTGATTTAACGAACCACTCACAGGGACAATGGGCGGGTATTTTCCTAAATCATACCCGTTACACCAGCCGATCCAATCTGATTCAGCAAAAGTATATCCGCCGCCAGGTACCAGCGCTATCTGATAGGTCACACCGGGCGCTAGCTGCGCAGTAACGTCAAATTTCACATACCCGTGCGCATAGGTAAGCGTGCCGATGGCTGAGATGGCAACAGTCGGAGAAGCAGCTATTAGCCCACCCGACGCGTCTCTAATCTCTACCTTAAGAGTCCCTGTCGGAGCCCCTTTACGAAACAGATGAGGCCTTACGTGTCTGACGTTCCTTACACCGCCCGTGCTCTTTACGCTCTGCGCTAGCTCCGTTACGAGCTCTTCGACTAAAAGGATCATAGCGTCTCCTCGATCGTAAGCTTGGCATCGAAGTAAGTCAGGAACCTCTGCGATGGAGCAAAGTCTCCACTGAGACGCCCATACAAGAAAAACTTATCCTTATCGAAAATCTCAGCATTCCCGTCGACATCAATTGCGCACGGCACCACAGTCCCAAGCCTTGAATAGATATTGTGAAGCGTGGTTGTGTCTGCGTCTGTCATTGCTGCGAAGTTAAAATCAAATGCCCGAAGCGACGGATAGATGTCCCCATATGGATGGCCATACGCAGTCTGTTGCGACTTGCTCAGATCCTTCAGCGTGTACGCAAACCCAATCTCAGGATTTTGAATCTCAGTTCTCACACCAAGAAGCACCTTCGATAGCTCCACATACAGGTGCGCATTCTCAGGATCGACAATCTTAATACGCCAATACCGATGCGACTCTTGTGTAAAAAAGCTTGTGATCACGTCGTAATCAGGATCAATCGTTAGCAACTGATCAAAAGGCGGGGACGTCCATTCGTTGGTTTCGCTTCCCTGGAGCCTAATCTCAGCACTTTCTGAGAACTTAATTCCATCGCTAGAGAGCGGAGAAAAGATCACCGCTACGTAATCCACCGGTGACTGGACTTTCAGATCAAAGGTCATACCCTCTTCTGTGTGAAGAGCGATGTTAGGAGACGTGTACGTCACCAAGCCAGTAGAATCAGCGTCAGTACCAAACCCAATAACAGGGAAGAAGCTTTGAGCCAGGTTTGCACCAGTTGCTCTCTTGAGCGTGAACGTCGCACCGCTAGATGCAATAGACCATTTTCCGGTCGTAGACGAATACGAAACCGTGAAGTTATCCACGGAAACAGAATCCATCTGTTGCTTGATTTCGCTAGCAAGCTCACTCGTTGAGTAGGTTCCAGGCGTAATAGTCGCAAGCTGAGTTGATCCATCGCTGAAATCTAGCTTGTTGTTCGTTGCAGTGATCTTGAAAAAACCTGCCGATCGCCAGACCTGGCTCCTGAGATACCGCTGCATGTTGCTTGCCGGAAACTCTGTGTTCTCACTCGTCGGGAGGACGTCTACCGTCGAATCGAATGCCCAGTTCTGATCGAGTATTTTGAAACATCCCATCTATGCTGCCTCTATCGTTCTACCCGAGAGGGATGCATCACGTAGCTCGTTCACAATCTCCCTGCCGCCAACATTCACGATAATCTGATTCTGCAGTCTATCGAGCCTATCCACAATGGCTTGGAGCAGCACTCCCTGCCCGCCTTGGTCCTGGAGGAAGGCAGTAAGATCTTGGTTGGTCCTGGTTGGAACAACTCGCTCACCAGGAGCAAGAACAGCCGGGAAGTTATCCCTGGTTCCGATACCAGGTACAGAATCAATACCGGTTGCCAGCTGTGCGCCTAAAATACCTGCAATCTGCTCCGCTCCAAATGCGATAGCTGCACCAGCGGCCACAGGAGCAAGTACAGGACCTACGAGTGGGATACCCACTAGTGACTTATAGGCCTGAACGGCTGCCTCTTTAGTAGCGATCGTCGTCTGGTAAACAGCTGCAGCCTTACCGATTGCAGCCACAGCGCCAATCTTGCTTTGCTGGAAAGCCACAAAGTTGCCAATAACCTGACGTCTTTCGGCATCAAGACGCTTCTCTTGAGCGAGATTAAATGCCCGTAAGCTTTCTTGCGATTTAGCCGTGAGCTGCTCGTTAGCAAGAATCCTATCGAGAGTGGCTTGGTTAGAAGCAATACGTTCTTCGTTTGCTCCGTCTCTACGAAACGACTCTTCGTCAATAAGGCGCTGAGTTTCAGCGAGTAACTCTTCAGTGAGTCGCGCGTTATTTTCTTTAATACGTTCGGCCTTCTGATCTTCAAGGAAGAAGATGGCACTGGCTGCTTCTTGCTCAGTAATACGCCTGGCCTCTAGAGCTGCCTTGACGGCGGCCAGTTGTTTATCAAGAGAGTCTTGTGGGTCTAGTTTGGCAAAGAACTCTTCAGAAGCCTTAACTGCCTTAAGGGCTAGCTCCTCAAGAGCCTTAGATAGCGTCTTAATATTGTCGGTGTTGTTCTTGATCCTAGACCCGACTTTGTCCTGCCCTGTCGCTATCGCTTCCGCTCCTGCCTCTGCAGAGATACGCAAACGCCCAAGAGCATCGATAGCTCCGTTAAATATTTCCGCAGACCCCGCTCCACGAAGCGCCTCTGCAAGCTCGCGACCCGGGGCTTTTAGAGCCTCTAGTGCTGCTTTGAATTGCCCGCCGAGTGCTAGTGCTGACGCTGCAATTGCCGCACTAAGAGCTGTAAACGGGGCAAGTAGAATTCCTTTTAGCGCCTCAAATGCCGCAGCTGTAGCGCCGAGAGCTGAGACTAGTTTAATTAAACCGTCGATTGTAGCAACTAACCCGCCAGCAACGAGTGACTTGAGACCTTTTTCGTTACCGCCTACAGAGGCTTGGAATTCACCGAGAATCTTTGTGGCTTCGTTAAATACATTGATGATCGCCTGATTCTTGACGATCGCTTCGCCGAAGATCTTAGTGATGTCCGAGAACTGGTTTTGTAGCTGAGCTACTGCGCCTTCAAATGTTTTAGCCCGATTAGCACCAGCTCCTTGAACCTTCTCAAGAGCTTGAAGAACGTTTGCGAATTGCTCGCTCTCGTCAGACGCCTTAACAACACGGATGCCGTACCGGTTAAGGGCCTCCGTCTGACCCTGTGTAGCAAGAGCAACCTTCCGGGCCGCTGTCTCTAGATCAATCCCTAGAGCCGCAGATAGATCAATTGCTGCCGATGTCGCTTGCTCAAGCTGTGTGCCGCCTAGGCCTGAGATTTGAGCAATCAGCGCTCCGGTCGCAAGAGCCGCATCGTTAGATACGGTCGTAGTTCTTTGAATCTCCTCGGCGTAAGCAGCAAAACTAGCTACTGCTTCTTCAGAGAAGTTGCCGCTCTGAGCAAGAGCGAATGAAAGTTTATTAATCGCAGCCTCGGTCTCAAGAGCTGCCTTAACGCCCTCGACCACGAAGACGTCAAAGAGCTTGCTTGCTGCGTTTATCAGTCCGTCAATTGCCCTGAGCGCTAGCTCGGCAGTTAAAACACCCTCGAAGACCTTGAAGCTAGAAGAGGCTTTCTTAAACCCGCCATCGGCTGCGTCTTGCAGGCTCTCTAGGCTTTTGCCTATCTCATCGAGCTTCTTTGCGGCATTGCTGACGACTTCAAATTCTACTGTGACTTTATTATCTGCCACGCACCCTCTGTTTCAGCTTCTGCCGTTGATGGTCTTTCTCCATTTTCTCAATCTTGAAGGATTTTACCACCCCAAATAGTTCAATGACTTTGTTTGGTTGATCCCCAAGTGAGCCCTGAAACGGCAAGACCCCCTTCTCATACATACCGTGCATCTCAATGTACCCCAAAGCACTGTATGAAAAGAAGTTCCCTATGCACCGACTAAACGCCATTCGGTCAGCATTATGGACCGGCTTCTCTAACACGCCGTAGCAACCCTTAGCGGTTCTGTGCTTGATCTCTCGCTCTTCGTCACCCTTGAGTTTCGTCTTTAGCTTAGACACACACTCAGAGCAGATAAAATCGCGATTCTCCATGGCGTGGAGCGTTGATTTCAGCGCTATCCACTCAGGCATGGTGAGGCTTGAGAGCTCCTGGATCTTAGTGATTAGGAGGTCACTCCAGATTCCTAGGCTTTTTTTTGGTGTGTGACCTTATCAAGGTGCACGGTGACGCCAGGAACTTCATGCTTTGCAATCTGGTTAGCCAGTAGCGCGCAGATTCGGATGATCTGCGGGGAAGATTCAAGAGACATGACGTCATTCACTGACGCGTCTGTCAGGTTCCCCGACTCATCAAGCTCCACTTCGTACTCAGAACCGTCAGAAAGCTCACAGCCCTTGAGCCCTTTGACGCCGTACTTGATATAAAGCAGGGCTACTTTCAAGGCGTCTGGCTGCTCTTTGCCAGCCTCGAGCTTCACGTGAGAGTTAATCTCTGTCTTCTGAGCAAACGAGAGCGGAGCAAACGTAAGCTCTAACTCCCCTACCTGGACAGGAATCCTGTCCGTAGTCCTATAAACAATCATTTACACCATTCCGATATAGAGCTCTTCGACGGCGCCCGATGTTCCACGGGTTGCATTGAAAGAGATGTCCTCTGTCAAAATTCCGTCTTGATCGCCCACTTGCTTCTCTACCGTTAGGCAGTTTGGCATGTAAAGAACGATTACTGAGCCTAAGTCAACCTCTCCACTCACTGTGGATGGGTTAAACGCACGCACTAGAAGTGTGTAAGGAGCGTTTGTGTTGAAGCTCGTGAACTGAGCGACAGACGTGTCGTCCTTATACGGATTGAATGTTCCCGAGATAACTCGCTCTGTGACTCGGCTAGAAATCTTGCCGTTTGCCGAGCACGTCGAGGTCAAAAACCCCAAGGTGTTAGCAACAGTCAAAGAGAAGTTATTGATCTGGTACTCCACTCCGTCCTGAAACAAGCAAGCTTGCAAGATGAGCGGAGGAAGACCCGTATCAAACGTTGGGGAGTGTGGTGCTGCTCCGTTGATTTCGTCGAAGCTCAATCCTTCGACAGCGAAGTTAAACGATGCAATCTGACCCGTTGAGAAGTTATCCACCGAGAGCTGCGTGACTTTACAGCCAACAGCTGACTCACGAATCTCGTTACCCCAGTAGTACGAAAGCGAGAGACTTGGGTGCGATGAGTTTGCAGGGTAGTAGGTCGCGCTCTTTGAAATCACTACAGCCGACGTAAAAATTCCGGCTGGCTTAGCAGGAGTGACAGTGATCGAAGCGTTACCAGGTGTCGTCACCCGTGAAGCTACAGCGCATACGTGATGAGCTCCGGTCTCTAGAATCACTAGTCCATCGCCGATAGCAAACTTCGAGATGTCCGCATCTTCGATCTGAATAAGAGTCGAGGTGTGAACAGCGGCTTTTGAGGTCGTCTGTGTCGTGATGTCGTGACGCGCGCCGAGAGCACCTTTCAAGAGAAGGTCAAAATCTGTTGGGCCGCCTTCAATTCCGCTTGCTCGGTACTCAACAGGCAAAGCTCCTGAGACTGATTTCTGACCCACTCGTGGGGAAACCTTACCGATTGAGCTTGTAAGGACGTTGCGTTCAATAAGTTCTTTGCTTGGAGAAAGCTCAAAGCCATCAGCAAGGGGCTGGAGATAGTTGGTGGCGGCTGCTGGAGCCAGATAGACGCCTTCCGTCACTTCTTCCATGATGCCGATGACGGTAGTATTGCGTGTTAGTCCGATTGCCATTTCAGTCCCCTCTTAGATTATTGCTGACCTATATTTTACATTAAACCCGAGCGTCAACAAGACGCATTCGTTATCCAAAACTTCTGGCTCTCCGATATTAGGACTATCGACGATTAAAACAATGCTTGGCAAGTTGAGCTTCCGGAGGTGGATCGTCCTAAATACGTCATCTGCTTTGCTATAGAGCAGATTCATCGTCTCCTGGATCGTGAGGTCCGTGTCCCTGGAACTCGCGCGCTTGGCGAGTAACACCTCAAACGTGTGGTCCATTGTGTAGACACGAGTGACGCCATCCGCTGTTGACGCACTGCCGTGACGTACTCCGAAGGCTTGGTTGACGTTACGGAAGTCGTTTTGCTCAGGGTTAAAGACTTTCCTGAGTCTGGTATAGGTCCCAGTCCCTAGCGCAAGGTCCGTTAGGATAACGATCTGATCGTAGATCTGTTCAACGATATTCATCTTCGCTCAATAAAAAAAGACGTTACCTGTTCACGCTCAGACTCATCAACTTGTCCGTCACCGTTTTGATCCACGGCAAACGTCACCTTGCTGACCTCTTCTTCGAAGGCGGCCTTCATGGTGTCGCGAAGCTCTTTGGACGCATCGCTTGTAGCAATCGGAGCAAGAATGAGCCATGCACACGCATACACTGCGGCCATTGAAACGTTGTTGATATCAATGACCTGACTTTCATCGTCGATCGCTTTGCGTGTTTTTAGCCGTAAAACCACATAATCTTTCGCTGCGACGTGTTGATCGAGAAAGTTTGTCTTACCGCTTGGCAAATAATTGGCGTCCGAAATGAGCTCAGGTGCGTAGACCGTAAGCATCGCGTCGTCACTGAAGATATTCAGGACCGACCGAAGCGATGTCGTCCCCGTTAGATTTACGCTTACAGAGAAGCGAATCCAGTAGAGCTCAATGTCCGTATCTATTCCTGTGATCGACCGTTGAACCCAGTTGTCTTTATTCTGCCAAGAGATGAACCCGCTTTGAGCAAACACTGCTCCGCCAAGCGAGGTCTGATCTACTAGGTCATCAACAGCCACCCAGTTGGTGCCATCCCAGAACTGTGCAGTGAGTGTGGACACGACAGCGTTGACCGTTCCTACTTGGAAATAACGGGAAGCAAATCTGCCGTGAAACCCAACGTAGAGGAAGTCAGTCGTCAGGAGAGCCGTCGTGAGTGGAGTAGAATTTGGTTTAACGAGTGCGTCCGTGACTTCAGTAGTATTTAGGACAACTCGAGTGACTCGCCTGTTTATCATCTATCCCCCAAACGCCATCACCGGCAGATTCGCCATGTCTTTCCCTAGATCGTAAGCCTTCTTGATTAAGTCGGCATGAAAATCTAAGGCCTCCAGAATTGGTCTCTGACCCGGTGCGTAGACAACCACCCGGACCCGCCGTTTGCCAGGCATCTCATTATAAAGTTTGCATAGCTGCATGTCCTGCCATTGTATCTCGGCGGTCATGGTCTCGATCGTCCTGGCTAGGTAGCTCACTATCTTTGGGAACTTTGCGTCCCACTTGACCCCGTCTGCCAGTTGGTTCTCTGAGTACGGCGAGCAAGAGATAACTGTAAGCTCGGTAGCTCCTAATGACTTAATAGGAAAGCTCATGGGGACGATATCCCTGACCCCACCATCAACCTTGGTGACATCCACAGGATCCATGATTACTGGCATAGAGGCCGAGGCTAAAACATTCTGGATCGTGACCCTTAGATCCTGGTCGTGTGGCACAAAATCCACTTTCATGTTTCCTAAATCACACACCCCTGACCAAAACGGGATAGTTGGGCCTGCTTTGCTCTTTCCAAGCTCCTCTTTTAGAAGCTCCTTAAGCGGGGAGAGCGAATAAACCCCGCGCTTCCATGGCATCTGAAGCAACCAGTGTCGCTTGAGGATATCGTCTGGAGTTTTAATGTGACGAAGCCACACGTCCTTCAGGTGGGCTATGCCGAGGTAGGATAACCCCGCAGCGTTAAGAGCGCCGACTGACGTGCCAACAATAGCGTCCCATCGCTCACCGCGATCCATCAGGGCTTCGATGCAGCCCATCTGATACGCCCCTCTTGCTCCGCCTCCTGATAGAACTAGAACCTTCATGTCAGTTCATTATCTGGATAGCGGTGGGCATGTTGACGTCCGGCAGGGGCGGAACGTTCGCATCAATATCAAACGAGTAAGCATTCACCTCTGACACTGTCCCAAGCGCCATAACACCAAGAATCGACTGGATGTTGTAGCCGATCACGGTCTGGGTCCAGTCCCACATGGGCCTGAGATAAGCCAAACGATTGGTCATCCCGTCGATATTGGCCATCATCATGAGCATCGCGTAGGCCATCTGAGACGTTTGCGGTACACGCTCTTCAATGAACTCTTTGGTCTTCAGTTCAAACTCAGCGATCCTACGTGTGATGGCCTCTTGAGCTGTCTCCGGAGGTTTTGCGTACGGTGCAAGCTTGGACTGCCAGACGGCCTCTGAAGTCCAGTTAGGGAGAGACATTACCCCTATGACGTTACCTTGCCAGTCTAGGATATTTCTGGTTTCCATTTACCCGCCCTCTTTCTTCGGAATTAAAGTTTGTAAAAGCTGAAGCGCTTGGATGATCTGGCTATGCTGCTCTCTTGTCCCCTGAAGACCTGCAGTAGCTGCCGTCAAAATCTGAATCGCTTGTTCAATCGTCATAGGTTCACCTGATTCACTCCGCCTGCTCCACCTGCACCGCCTGCCACTCCGGCGCCCGCAGTTCCAGCAACACCCGTACCAGTAAACGTTTCGGTAACAGTCGTGTCTAGAGATCTGACCAACGTAATACGTCCACCGTTAGCGCCGCTTCCGCCTGTGCCACCGATGCCCGTTCCAAGGCCGTTAGATCCTGTACCGCCTGCTCCACCAGAAGCCCTTACGGCGTTTGTGGCCGATGAGCCAACGAGCGTTTCGTAGACGATATAAATCCATCCACCCCCACCGCCTCCGCCACCGCCTCCACCTCCAGTGTTTCCAGCTGGAGTTGGTCCACCGTTTCCACCGTTACCGCCGATAGCTGAGATAGCACCAGCAGCCGTAGACCCGCCTCGATCGATATTCTTTGCGTAGATGACGATCTGACCGCCACCTGCTCCGCCTCCGCCACCGCCACGGCCTGTGTTAGCACCGTCTCCTGCTCCAGATCCTCCACCGGCTCCACCAGCTCCAGATCCAACGATAGTTGCGCCTCTTAGGAAGTTATCTGCGTACCGCCTGAAAACTACGGGGTTAGACACCGTACCGCCGCCTCGGGCTGCCCCACCTGCTCCTGAGCCTCCTGCTCCTCCGGCGTTTCCGTTACCGCCTGACGAACCGTTGCCTACAGCAACCGAAGTCGGTGCCGCGGCCTGTGCTCCTACTCCCACAACTCCCGCTGCCCCTGCAGTTCCGGCTGTTGCTGCGCCAAGAGTGTTGGCTACCGAGGCTATGGCGCCAGCCGTACCAGCTGTAGCTCCAGCGGAAGTTCCGCCGTTGCCGCCGTTAGCGTTAAAAGAATTCGCCGGAGCTGCCGTAAGGTCTAGCGTGTCTCTTACGTAAATCTTGTAGTTTGCAGGACTGATTTGTCCCGTGCCGCTGATAGCGAGATTGTCGTAATACATGTCACGGGTAAGAACCGTGGTTCCTGAGCTGATGCTCACCGTGCCGTCGGAGCCATCTCCAAACGTCATGATCGAATCTGTCTGAGCGGGTCCAGCAATACCGCCGTAGCCAAGAGACGCCCAAGCAGTAGCGCCATCACCGATCTTGAATTGAGAGGTATCAGTCTCTAAACCAAGCTCACCTTGTGCAAGGGTCGGGTTAGCAGAGGTCCAGTTTGCAGCCGTATCTCTTCTGAATTGAATTTGAACGGCCATCTACGCAACCCCACCATCTATCGCGGTGACTCCACCATAAATCGAGGTTGAAGTTCCGCCGTCTAAGTTACCACCGCTACCACTACCGCCGCTCTGCCATGCAGCCCCATCGTAGAATTCGAGCAGATTAGTGGTTGTGTTGAATATTGTCATGCCTTCGACGGCAGTTAAAGAGTCTCTCGTAGTCGTGCTCATGACAGCAAATCGGATGGCCTTATCTGAGCCAATCTCAATTGCAATGTCATCGTTTGTGACCTTCTTTGAGGTCGTTCCAAACGCTAATGATTTCTCAAAATAGTTCTCAGTGTCCGACTCGTTATAAAATCCCCAGGACTCGGTAGCGTAAGCGCCAAAGTTTGCTGCGATGTTACATCCGTAGAGACTGTCTACGACGATAGACCCACCCTGGTTAAGAAACCCTAGGATGTTAATCATCCGGCTCTTAGTGACCGTCCCACCGTCTGTGATCGAAAAGCCAGTAACGTCTGGAATACTAACCCCAACCGCTACGCCTGTTACGGTGTCTACGGTTTTACCGACGGCCACAGCGCCTTGAACCGTAAACGCGTTAGCGCAGTAGCCAAGGAAGCCACCGAAGGCGTCCGGCCCCATGTCGTCTTCAAAGATCGCTGTCTGCCCGCCGTTCATTCCAAAAACGAGAGTTCCCGTTACAGGGAAGGTCGGCTTGATGCGGTACTCACTCCCTATTGAGTTAAGGTCCACGAAGCCCGGAGAAGGAGGGAGAATGTCGGTGTGGTACTGACTCGATAAACCTGTTCTACCGTCATTTACGGTTAGACCCTGCTTCTGAGCGGTGCAGTCAAGCTGCGAGAGATCAACGTAAATTCCCTGAAGAGACGGAAGAGTCGCCGTACCGTTTGGAGTTACGGATATTCCGCTATAGTTCGCATCCCCGCCGTTGATCTGGGTGCTGATTTGAAGCCCGCCAATGTTGCCGTGAGATGTCGTGATGGTTCCGTAGACTGAAACCCCGTTCCAGTAGCCGGTAGCGCCCATCGTGGTCACTTGAGGGCTTACAGTAACTCCATTAAACCCACCCGTTGCGCCAAACGTCGTGAATGTCCCGCTGACCGCTACGCCGTTAAACCCGGCGTTCCCTGTGAACGTGGGCACAGTCGGGTTGATGTTTAAACCGGTAAGGTTTGAGTTGTTGTTGATCGATAATATTTGAGGGCTAAAGTTCCCTGAGATCCAGCTGCTTACGGGAATTTGAATGTTTGCGTTGTCGTAAAAGCACTGACCACTGAAGCTCGAAGTACCGAATGCGGCTGGGTCTACCCCTACGTTTACACCGTATCCGTTAATCGACCCGTCTATCGTTGTGTTTGCGGCAAACTGAATACCCGTGCTGCACAGGTTCATCCCCTTAATCGTGATCGGGTCTGTGCCGTTTCCTAGGCTTGCAGTGAGGTTGAGATACCCTAGCTGACCTACGCTTCCAGTGCCTTGATGATTATAGCCAAGGTTTAATAGCGTTGCAGCGTTACCGTTCGTGCCTTGCGTAAACCCTGAGCTATTTACGTCAAACTGAGCTTGGATATTGTAGACCAGCCAGTTCTCGTTTGGAGAGTTTGCGAGTGGATCGAAAGCAATGTTGGTTGAGTTGACTTGGCCGCCACCGCCGTTATTGGGTTGCTCGGTGAGGTTGATGTCCATCCCGGCCGATGTCGTGTTGATCTGGAACCCAGGAACACTGAAAAGCACCCCGGTTCCGTCAAATCCAGCAAAAGAGTTGAAACTACCGGTTGGAGGGTAGTTCGCTGCGGTGAAGTTACCGATGATCGTGAGATCGCCGCCTGGATCAAGCTGCATGGCGTGGACGCCTTGAGAGCTCCAGCCGATCTGCCCCGCCCCCACCCAGTACATCCCAGTGTCTGATCCTGGTTCCGCAGTAAATCCATACGACGGAAGCAGTGCCGTACCTGAGCCAAGGAGCATGTTCCCTAGGTCGTCGATCGTAGCTAGAGAGTCTTGAAGGAGTTTGCCAGTGACCCCGTCGTACCTGGCAATAGCGTTGTCTACTGATGAGGCCGGACCAAATACGTCTCCACCCCCACCGCCACCGCCAGACGAACCAACCAGGTCTAGCTGGCCAGTGATTGGGTTGAGCTTGAACGCCATTACGTCTTAACCACCGTGGATAAGTCGGTCTTGGCCGGGCTTGTATAAGTAACTGTGATTGTCATGACTGTGGTGCCGCTCACACCACCAGATTTGTACGTATAAACTTCTACGGCTGCACTGGGATAGGTAGCTACGATCGCGTCGAACTCTGCACTGGGCGAGAAGTTCCCTTCAGGAATAACAGCGACACGAGACTTGGTTACGTCTCCAGCGTCTCTAAACTTACCCTGTTCTCGGTCGACTAATGTCGGACTCAGCGCCATTTAGAATCTCCGGGAATTTCTCAATGTCGACTAGGAACCAAGCGTACCAGAAGCCATCAGCAAACTGGATGTCGGTATAGCTGGCCTGTCCGCCTAAGCGAACGTTAGTGAGAAGCTGCGAGCGAACCAGCTCTTCAGCCGAATTCGCCCGCAGAAACATTCTCACAAGAGAAGGATTGCTTTGGACTACTGTCCCAAGCATCCCACTCACGGATTAGTTGTTGTCTTTACGAAGAACTAGGCCGTTCAACATTTTGTCATGGCCCCACTTCATGTCGACAGTCTTGAGGACAGCTTTCGAGCCGTACTCAGGAGCTGCACGCTCGCCCATGTTCAGCTGTTGCTGAATGGCGAATGCGTAGCCTTCTTTGTCGAACATGTAGAAGCGGTTAGCAGCTACAAGCGTGCTCATGCGGACTTCAACTCCGTAGAGTCGGCCGAGAACACCGCTTGGAATCACTGCAGATCCGTAGACAGAAGCATCCACAAACTCAGCAATGCCGAGAAGGACTGCTTCGCTGTCGGGACCGCAGAGGAACACAAGCTGCGATGGGTCTGCCTGAGCAGCCAAGAGAAGCTGGCGCATTTCAAGAAATATAGCTTTCGAGATTGCACCGGCTGTCGTGGTTGCAGTGCTGTCTGCTTCGAGGCCCGCAATGATGAGGGTGTCGAAGTTAGCAGCGTGGGCGCGACCTGCTGCAGCTGCAGCGGCGGCTTCAACATCAACAGCTGACTCGATTGAATCCTGTGGATCAACGAGGAAGCTAACAGTCGACATTTGATCAAGGATGATCGTGTCTACTGCGAAGGTGATGTTTGCGAGTGTTGCTTGCACGGTTGTTGCGCGATCTTCCACAGCAAACGAAGTGTGTCGTGGAACCGAGATGCTCTTTGCACCCTTGACTGCGAACATGGATGCGTCTTTTAACGCACCAGACATAAGCACAGAACGAGCAATAAGCTCGCGCTGCACGAGAGAGACGATCAACGCGTTCTTAGTCGCGGTGAGGTCTGTATTTCCAATTGGCATTTATAACCCCTGTTGTTGCAAAGCCTTCAATTGAGCAATGATTTCCTCTTTGCTCATGGGCTTTGATTGTTGAACGTTATTGCGTACGGCTCCACCAGGAGTCGTCGCATTAATCGTCGGAGTCTTCGGTTGAGCGAACAGGAATGGTTTTGCCTTCTTTGCGGCCTCGACAAATTCTTGGACCCCTACAGGCTCAAGACTGTCTTGGTCGTAATCAAGCACTCCCGCGGGTCCAGCTGCTAAAAGCAGATCAACGTCGATACATCCCATCTTCAGCCCAACTTCTTTGACTGACGACAGAATGCTTGTGCGTTTCACCTTCTCTTGCAGATCAGATAGCTTCTTAGTCGCTTCTTCAAAAAGCGGCTTATATTCCATCTTCTCTTTGAGAGCGGAGTCACGAAACTTTCTAAGTTCCGCTGCCTCTTGCTCTGCTTTTTTGGCCCGTTCTTTGTTCTGTTGAGATTCCCTAAGTAGTCTGGCGTTCAGTTCTGAAGCCTCTACCTTGGGCGTCTCGTCGCTCACTTCAGTGCCATTGGCGTTCGCCTGATCTGGCGTCTCGGCGTTCGCCGAAACTTTATCCTCTGACATTCATCCTCTATTCTATTGTGTAATTGTTACCCTATCAACCTATATAGAACTTACACGATCGCGGTAAATCCTAGAGAAGATTCTGACTATCCGCTCCGCGAAGGATTCGGACCCTTGAGGGATGGTTGGGCGAGAGGTTCTTGACGTTCCGTCTGACCCCTTGCGATGGCCTGACTCTTTCTTGTCTTCAACAGACGCTCCGCCGTAGAAAATCTCAGTCTTGAAGCCTGATTTGCTGCTCTTGACTGAATAGGTCAGCGCCTCTTGGAAGTCCCCAGATAGCTTGAGGTTAACAGGGGTGTTTGGTTTTTGACGTCTTGGGTACTTCTTTGGGTCTTTGTATCTCGGGAAGCGGCCATTACCGGCTATAGGGCTAATACCCTTCGAGATAAGGTCGCGCATCTCGGCAACCACCTCTTCGCCTATCTCGCTTGCCGTGGCTCGGTCTATTGGAGATTTGAGCACGTTTAGTCGCTCGAGGATCTTTGAGAAGTCGGCCTTGTTGACCTTGGTAGTGATAGGCATTAGCCCCCCAAAACGTCGTCGATGATTGCCTCAATCCCTGCACGAATTGCAGGCCTAAACGTCTCGTCCTCTTCTGGGACAAATTGTCTCCGAGGTAGAGGCGAATCTCCAGAAAAGTTATTGTGACCGTCAGCTTTCCCCATCTGGTCTTCAGAGACCGTAAGGATAAGCTTCTCGCCCTTCTTTCGCACAAGGAGCGAGTCCAGAAGGTCTCCTCCCAAAAGAAGATTGGCTACGGGAGTGCCTCCTTCTGATCTTTTCTGCTTTGCGTAATCGGAGTCTAGCTTCTTGAATGGTCTACCAGTGACAGGGGAACGGCTATCTCCGACGTCTGAGAGCACACTCTCAAGAACGTAGTTAGCCACTTGATCAAGGATTTGACGTCTTTGTTCTTGTGTTGCCTCGGACCGATCACGTCCGACTAGCTCAAATGGATCAAACTCAAAAGCTACTTTCGTAGCCACGGATTAACCGCCCCCCTGATTACCTAAAGCTATTTCTTCTTCTTTGGCTTTGCTTTGGTCGCCATTTTTTTCTTGGCCATTTTGCATTCCCCCAACAAGTTGTCGGGCACGTTCTACTCGTAGCTCCGACTCCTGGGAAATCTCCAGGAGCTTCGAGTCTATATCCTCCTCGGACATTTCGGGGTGCAAAATCTGCATGGCATCTCGCTTCGTGGCTAGCCCAAGCTCAAAGAGTTGCTTCACACGAGTGAGCCTGTCTTGCTCAGATTCGATGGGCTTGATCTCTGCGTATTGAATCGTTAATGCAAAATCATCTGAAAATCGGCCTAATTTGCGTGCTTTTGAGTTGAGCAGATTGGCGTCGAACATCCAGTTGTGGAATTTGTGAATGACATCCCACAAGTCTTCCTCTGCTCTGCGCATCACGGGCATGTCTGCCTTGATCGCCTCAAGAGCATCGCTCATCGCTAGGAGCTGATGGAATCCTGAGGTGAAGCTTTGGGCTTGGCTTGCAGTCACCGATCCTGGCTCTACGTTTGAAGTCATGAGAACGAGCTTCGCTAGCGTCGTCACAATCCCCTCGTATTCAGCAAGAGGAGGATTCTGAGACACGAACGAGATGCTTGGGTTTGGAGCCGTCTGAGTAGGCTTCAGATGAATGCCTCGGTTCACGCCAATCGTGAGCTTCTTTGGTTCTTCCTCAGAAATGATTGAGCAGATGTTAAAGCCAGCGTGTTTAGCAATCGTAACGAGATCGCTCCACGCTGAGGCAATCGTCATGCAGATAGAGACGGTTCCTTCGTTGTCCGTGGCCCACGCTTCGTTATCCCTGTCCTTCTGAAGTCCAACAACAGGCAGCCTGCCAATAGGGTTCATGAACTGCTCGTCGCCCTGAGCCACGTCCATCATCGGAGAGCCTGTGGAGTCGGTCGTGACGTGCCAGTCTTTGGTCCAAAAGAGATACTGCTCTGCGTTTTGAGCTAGCGCCTTCTCTCTTGAGTCAACGATATCGTGGTTTGATTTAAATCCAGGAGACGCGTTGTAGCCCTGCCGACCCGTGGCTGGCGTAAGACCTTCATCAGGAGCAATCATGCCTTCTGCTACGAATGCGCTGAAGATGTAGGCGTCAATCTCTGTGCGGTCAATTGGGTTAGCAATCACCGAGTACAGGTAGCTTGGCACGACGTTAAACGAGAGCTTGTTGTTCTCTGGGTTGCTTGGGTCAATCTTTGGTCTCACATAAAGAGCGGTGTTAGAGGCAAGCACGTAGTAGCGATTTGCCTTCTGCATGAGCTCGTTCATGCGTAGCTGATCCACGTAATAATCTACGAGGAACTGGTCCGACGGATTAATCGTCTTCCTTGTGGGGGGGCGCGAGTAAACCCTGGCGATCTTCTGGACGATGATCTTTAGGAGGTTAAGAGGCACAAGCCTCATCTCTTTTACTGCGCTCTCTGAGAACTCCCTGCGGATGGACTCGATGAGAAATTTCTCTGCGCCATCTCGATAGATGTCGTGGCGGCGCTTAGCTAGAGCCCGTCTAGTTCGCTCTGAGTCACCCTCGATCTCTGCAATGGTGCTCTTTAGGAATTCGCCAGTCAGTTGAATCACAGTTCCCACCTATCGAATGTAGCTATTGACGTGCTCGGTTTCGAGTAGTCGTGCTTATAGACAAAATAGTACCGAATCATGTCGGCACAGTCGTCGTCTTTTTTCTCAGGCAACTCCCCATAAACCATACCGTTTTTAACAGGATACGAGTAAGCCCTGAGGCCCGCAAGCGACTTGGGACATTTGTCAGGGTCGATGAAGAACCTGCGTGTGCCTTGAGAGTTCTTTATGTAAGAGCGCACGACTGACACGCCGTGCTGAATAGCAGAGGTCCTGGACTTGAACGAGATGCGACCGTCGCTCTTATTTTTAAACCATTGAATATTGGAAATTCCGGTTTGCTCACGCTCTTGATTTCCGGCGATGTCGCAAATGTATTCCGTGATTCGATACGGACGCTCCTGCATCTTGGCGTAGAGCTGATCTAGAGTGGTTTTTGACACCACAATCTCATCGAACAGGTAGACCCTGTCTCTGTAGGCGTCGTATTGGAAGTAGCCGCACGCAAGCTCGTGGGTCCAGCCCCAGTCGACAGCGACGAAGGTTGGGAGGCGTGGGTTGTACTGGTATTTGTAGCAATAGTTCTCCTCAGACAGGTCGTCGTAGACCATGTTGAGAGCTGCCACGTCCCAGTTGAGCTCAAAGAGCATCTGGAAGGACCTGGCGTCTAGGACTTCCTTGAGCCGCTCAAGCTCGTCCCTTGGGAAATACGGGTTTGATATGGTGGGCCATTCGATACATTCGGAGTCTCGTATCGGTTTTTCCTTAAAAAACTTATGTGCCCAGTGATCCTTAGGGTTCAGGTATTGAACGCCTAGAGACCCTGTGCACCAGATACGCCCTTGGGTGTCAGCTACACGAGCAATCATCTCTAAAAACATCTGCTCACTGAGCTGGAAGACCTCGTCTGCCCAGATGGCGTTGGCTTTTTGACCCTCGGCTCTGGCTGGTTTGTCTCCGGAGATCCCCCGAATGATTGTGCCGTTGTGCCAGACGAGCTCTTGGCGGCTCTCGTTGATACTTGGGGCGAATGGCTCTGCGTACTGTCTGAGCTTCTGCATCGAGACCCGTCTCAGCATGTCAAACGTCGGCGCTATGACGAGGATGAGGTAGGGATCTAGGGAGTTAGGGTCATAGCCTGGGCGTGTCTCTGCGTGGCGTATAACCTCAATAGCGCCTACTTCAGTCTTGCCCCCACGTTTACCAGCGAAGGCTCCACGGATACGGGCAGGAGACAGTAGGAACTGTTCTTGTTCCTTGAACGGGTTGAACTGGATCATTTACCCAATCCGAGTCTTGGATATTTCGAAGTATTCCGGCTCTCGCTCTATCCCAACAAACTCAAAGCCCTCAGATTTCGCTGCAAGACCCGTGGAACCCGATCCCATAAACGGGTCGAGCACTGTGCCGCCGGGGGGTGTTACTAGCTTGCAAAGGTAGCGCATGAGCTTTTGGGGTTTGACTGTAGGGTGATTATTTTTGGCAATCTGAACACCGTCGGGGTTCGCACCGAGACGTGCGGGTGCGTTGGGTCGCGTCTGTCCTGTTGACGTTGCCAACTCTTTATCCGGCATCCCCTCTAGCCCCGCATTGCGCTCGCTAGGGCTAATCTTTGCGCAGTAAAAGAACCGCATAGGTGTGTCATTTAATACACTATTGATTTTGTCAGGAATAACTGAGATACTTGTTTTATGAGTCACTCTTTGGCTATCGGCGACAAGGTTACCGTGCTCCCCACTAGTCCTGATGTTGGGGAAAAGGCTGTTGTCGTCGACCTGGTTGTCGATAGGGTCGTCGTTGAGATTAGATCCGGCTGGCGTTACGGAGAGCTCGTCACCGTTCCCGTAGGACGCCTTGAAAAAGAATCTTGAGGCGCCGCCGGAGTCGCCCCCGAAGGATTGCCTTGGGGATCGTTCCTGATTTGGACCGGACATTGACCTATTCGTAGAGGCTTTAAGTTTGTGGTGTGGCTCTAAGTTTCCAGTTTTACATGGCCCACTCTGCGCATCCAACATCTCAACAGCGCACTCAAACATATCGCACGCGTCCTCAGTGCAGTTAGGGGAGTGGGAGAAGACCAGATTAGCGGGGAATCGACCAACGGTCGTAATGCCTGTCGCGATGCTCCCATGAAGACCCTGACCGTACGCAATGTTACCATCCCCTCGGTTTGATTCTCTTTTTGGTCTTGGGTCTGAACTAATCCTGCACCCGTCTATATTCAGCCCACCCGTTCCCCACTTAAGCACGTTCGCTGAAACGGTCTTCTCACTGCACGGCTTTCGGACTAACCACCAAAACTCAGCGGCTGGTTTTAGAGCGGTGCCCCATCCGTCCCATTGTTTTGCAGCGTCGGTGATCCCTTGTGGCTTGATGTATTCTGGATGATCACTTCTAAACTTACTCC